GGAGTAGGTGCCGGGGCCTTATCAGCAAACGGGTTGGTGGTGGTCTTAGCAGCTTCTGCACGAGCACGCATACGTTGCTGTTCATTAGCGTCTTGCGCAGCAGGGCTAGTATCCACAGCAGGTACGACACCAAGCAGCACCAAGTCTTCCGGCGTTGCTCGACCCATTGCTTGACGTTGCTGAGCGGCTGCTAGTGCAGCGGCTTGCTTCTTTTGTTCCGTAGAAGACACCAGCGAAGACCAGAGGTCGCCGGGGTTCAGGAACGCAAACGGGCTGCGAGTTTCACCGCCGTCCGCAAAAGCCACGATGCCACCATCAGCAAAATTACCAGCCGATTCCGGAGCCGCAGCAGCGATACCAGAGTTAGCCAGATCGCGCTGAATGACCGTACCTTGCGGCTGCGGTGCGTTGAGGGCCTGTTGCTCTTGCATACCGGCACGGAGTTTCTGCTGCTCTTGCTCGGCAATCTTAGCGGCGAGGTAGCCCTTCAGGTCGTTGTTCTGTGCAGCTTGCGCCTTCTGCTCCAGCAGATTCGGCGGCATGTACTGCATCTTGTTCGCCAGTGCCTCGATGCCTTGTCCAGCACGGATTTTGCCGCCACGGGCAAAATTTAGCGCGGGGGCGTATTGAGGGTTTTGGCCTTGCCCCTGACCCTGAAACACACCCCCTTGAGTGAAGTCAATATCCCCGTTTGGGGCGACTTCGCCGCCTTCAGCAAACATCTTACTGGCACCGTAAAGGGCGGTACCGGTACCGGCCAAAGCCTGCAGTGGGGAAGCCGTAGGCTCGTACATAGTACGTGTGGTGCCTTGAGTACCCCGCAGAATGTCGGACATGAAGCCGAGTTGCTGATATGGGTAGTTCTGCGCCGCTTGGTAGTCGGCATATCCGCGATCCAGCATGGCTTGAATCTGTTGCTGTTGCTGACCTCCGTACAGATTCTGCAGACCCAAGATATCTTTCTGCTGACCAAACTGCTGCTGGCCCAGACCCCCTAGTTGCTGCGCGCCTTGCAATGCCGTTTGCAGACCTTGCATACCGAAGCCCGCGCCGTATTGACGAGACTGCTCGGCAAGTTGCTGGGCTTGCATCCGTCGCGCTGCGTCTTGGTTAAACTGCGAGGAGGCTTGTTCGTACGCGGACTGTAGCCCTCGGGCTTGGATATCGCCAAGTTGAGTACCCAGATTGCGCTGGCGCTCGGCTTCGACTATAGCTTGGCGGGAGCCACCAAAAGCACCGGCACCAACAGCCTTAGCTTGATCGCCTTGGCGCTGCATTTCCGATGCACGGACAGCTTCGCGCATTTGCGGAGCCATAGCCTGCTGGATATACGGCGACATGTACTGCGCCGCTTGCTGACCCCCAAAAGTATCTGCTTGGAACGTTCCGGGAGTATATTGCGCACCCAGAGCGCCGCCTGCAACGGTACCCGCAAGACCAGCAGCTTGTCCAGTTAGTTGTGAAGTTTGGAGGTTTTGCGCACCAGAGAAGGCCTGCTGCTGCAGGGGCGTAAACTGGGCTTGGCGTTCGCCTTGGTAGGGTCGATAAGGAGCGTTGTAAAGCGACTCTGCTTTACCAACAAGATTCATGTACGGCTGCTGCGCGTACTCCGGAATGTTGGTTTGATAGGAGGTTTGCGTGCCGCCACCGCCGCCACCGCCGCCACCCGAGAAATTAACCCGACGAAGCGCGCCGTGAATATAGCCTGAAAATTTATTGGGGATCAGCATCTAAATGCTCCTTACGATATTCATCAAACCGCTCATGCACTACATCCTTCCACATTTCAGGGATGTACTTACGGGCTTCTTCAGGGCCGACACAAACGTGTATTGCGTAGGCAACGATGTTACCTGCGGCATAGCGCAGCGTGTGCGAAATTTCTACACCGTGCGGGTCTTTCTCACGTTCAAACTTGTTCGCGGTTTCGTACGCAGAGACTACAGTGAGCCACATAGGCAGCACAGCATCTTGGATGGCGCGGTAGAACGGGTTTGCTGGCAGGTAGACTAAGGCGACCAAAAAGGCATTGTTGAGTTCGTACTCAGGTACATCCCGGTCTTTGTCAACTACGTCGTCCCAAGTATGCGCCATGTCCACCAGCATACGATAGACATTGAGCGCATCTTGGTTGCCGCCAAACCACTCCAGTTTTCCAGCTTTACTGTTCATCACACCAGTTTATCCGGGTTTACCTTGCGCTGTTGCGAAGTCTTACCGTGTGCTTGCTGTCGAATCTTGTCCAGCATGGAGTAGAGCTTCTTGGCACCCCCCGCTGCTTTGACGCGCTCCGGGGAAATATAGGCTTCGTCCCGCGCCACTCGGGCTCGTTGCTTGCCTTCGATGGTAGTCGGAATCGAATCACTCATACCGTCGCCCGGACCCTTGATGGCGTGCGCGCCAAAGCGTTTAGCCAGCACTTCCAGACCAGCAGACGAACTACCGTTACCAAGCGCGCTCACAACGTCGGCAGGCACGATGAAACCACCGGACTTCAGGTGCCCGCCAGCAGCTTCGCCACCATCACCACCGCCGCCACCATCACCACCGCCTTCTCCACCTTCCCCGCCGCCATCGCCGGGACCGCCCGGGCCACCGGAATCGCCAGACGAACCACCCGGGCCGCTATCGCCAAGACCGCTGCTACCATCGCCAGGACCACCCGGGCCTGCACCACCTTCAGCAGCACCTTGTTCACCCGAAGACCCCCCCGGGCCACTAGACCCCATACCTGCACCCTCGCCAGCGCCCATACCAGCGCCTTCGCCACCACCCCAATCCAATGCTGGGCCAAACCCTACAACACGTGCGGGAGCTAGCGCCGCTTTCGCTGCTTGCTGCTGTGCGGTAGTGCTAGGATCAAAAAGCTTACGCGAATTTGCCTCGGTAACCACATGGCGGAGCGCAGCCGTTTGTGGAGATACTGACGCTTTGCCGGTGAGGTAATCCATTGCGTCAGCACTGGCACCCGTCATTTTGTACTCGGGCTTGGTCTCACCCCCCTCGGCATAGCGGCGCGTGAAGCCCCCACCTTGATCGTAAATCTTGTTCCAGTCAAAGTCGTATTCCGGCAGGGAGCCGTATTCCGGCTTTTTTACCTTTTCCGGAGGGGCCATAAGTGCGGGAGCCGAAGCCATATACGCTGTGGTTAGCGCTTTGCCGCCGCCACCCATACCCGAGGCTTCAATACCCTTGGACTTGTCTGCTGCGTTCCCGATAAATGCATCCCAAGCTTTACCGGGCTCAGACATGAAGCTCTTAGCGCCTTGCGCCATAGCTTCGCGGCGCGCTTCACCAGACATTTCAGACCACGGAATACCTGCCGGGGTCGTAGGAGCCGGAACTGCTGCGGTTACTTGCGGAACAGTTTGCGTAAGGTTATACGGAGATACGGTAGGCGCTTTAGACAGCGCGTATTTTGAGGCTTCCGTGGCCGATGTAGGTGCTGCCGTAGCCTGCAAACCTTGAGCGCCCTGCGCAGTCAGACCCTGTGCGCCCTGTGCCGACAGCCCAGTACCCGTAGAACCTACTTGGGTTGCGGCTTCTGTACCCGCCTGCGTAGCCGCCTGAGTACCCGCTGTAGTGCCTGCAGCACCAAGCCCTGCGGCCAGACCAGCACCGCCATAAGCACCGAGACCACCAGAGATTGCACCCATCAGAGGGTTTTGGCGATTAGTAGCTGCGCCAGCCAAGGCACCGCCAGCAACTACAAACGGCAGCCCGACACCAGTAGCTGCTAAACCGGCACCGATAATGGTCGGCAGCAGGTTCTTCAGGAAGCCCGCTTCGGGTAGACCGGTTTCCGGGTGGATAGACAGCGAGCCGCCGTGTGCCAGCGCCAGCTTCTGAAGCCCTACCACTTCCGAGGGGGCCATGTGGACAAGCATCGAATCTGGACCCCTGCCACGAGAAGCAAGGTGTTGTGCGGCTTCTTTAAGACTCATAAGTGCCTCGTATGGTATTGTTAAGAGTTTATCAGGTGGGCAGCGCCGAGACAAACGAAAGCGTAATCACCACGCCGGGGGAGCCGGGGTTCACGAACGGGGTAGTAATAGGCGGCAGCGTAGCCAGTTGAATTTGCGTGCTGTTAGAACTCCACCACAGTTCGATGAAGTCGTTAGCTATCAAGTCAACGAAGAAGTTAGCCGCCAAGATGTTGTAACCCACGACGCCACCGTGCTTGCTGGCAATAGTCGCCACGCTAGAGCTATACGGTACATCTACGGCAGCCCCGGTACCCGTACCACGGCGCAGCCAAATAGCCAAGTCATGGTTCTGCGTATCGTTGTTGATAGCCTGAATGCTGAACTGCACGTTGTACACACCGCTGCGCGTCACCCGAATCTGGTTAGTTGCCAGCGACACATCGTTGGCGTAGTCCGTCCGATTGAGCGTAACAAGCTGCGGCGTGTTAATGACTGCGGGCGTTTCTGTACCGGTGGAGGAAAACGCGCCGTACGGGAAGCTAAGAAACCTACCACCGTTCGGGTTAAACACCGACAGGATGTTGTTATCCAACTTCGTGAAGTAGAGCCGCAGGACGTTATAGAACTGCTCTATCTCGTCCATACGGTATTCAGGGTGCGCCACGGGGAGCCGTGGCGCTTTAGCTGGCAGCAGCCGTTCGCTAAGAGGTTGCGTGTTTGGCATGTCGTAGCCTATCGTTTGCCATCAGGTTTAATGTCGAAGCGCGTTGCGCCAAGCTGCCACGACACGCCCAGACCCGAGTTTCCAATGTCCCCCGAAGCCACACGGAACGCCATCTGACGCCCGCGAAGCCGCACGTTTACCTGCTCCGTGAACTGCTGCACTTGGTAGGTGCTTTGCCCCGTATAGTTTTGCGTGCTGGTTACGGTAGGCTCATTGGTCGGGTTATACACCGCACCGGGGTTGCGGCGCGGACGCAGCATATACGATACCGAAGGCTTGTCACAGTTAGACCCGTCGAAGGTAACGTCAGGGATCATACGCCACACAAAACCGAAGTTATGCCCGTCATCGATGTCAAAGTCTGCAGACTGGACGTACGCCGTAATCTGTGTGGGCGGGTTGGTCGTACCGTCATCGTTACCAACTTCGTGGTAGACCAGAGTGCCAGACGGCACGTTCGTGTAGCCCAGAAGCTGCGCGCTCAGGAAGTCCCCTGCCGTGCTGGTTTGGTAAGTACCGACGCCGCCCGGAGTGCCGCTTAGCTGTGCTGTGATGGTTGTACCAGACTGCGGACCTACACCGATAACCTGCATACCGATATACAGCGAACCCGTTGCAACAGCAGTCACAGTCATGGTGTTTCCGGTGCGGGAAGCCGTAAAGGTATTAGCCGAGTATCGCGCCGCAATGGGGGTATTACGCAATGGGCTATCCAGCCAAGCAGTGCGAGCCAGAGTGCCGTACGCCCACGTATTTTCGACGTAGTTGTAGATCACATACCGGTCTACCTTGACTGACTTGGCCGAGCAGTAGAACCACCAGACTTCGTTGTAGCCCTCGTTGGTGCCGCACGTTACCTGATAGCCTTGATCCTTGTTGATATCGTCAAAGATATACTGCCAGAGAGTACTCGTAAGCGTAGCTACACGCCCGTTGTACATATAGAACTTATCAGTGCCCATCCAGTAGGTCACGTTGTTGGCGGCAGTTGCCGCATTAGGCCCCATGACCGAGATGTTGTCCGCAACGAGGGTGAAACCCCAAACATACGGCGGGCCAAGATACTGCATGGAGTACAGCGAGGTATCCGACATAATCAGGATTTCCTGCCTAGTCTGCACCGCCGCTACGATTTGCGACCCGTGGCTCAAGCGCTGACTACCCGCTTGGTTGGTGATGGCAGGAGTCCATGTCAGATAGTCTTCTTGATCCGACCAACGCACCAGCATTGGGTCTTGCGCGGTTGGAGATGCAGCCAACGGGTCGTTGCAGCCCAAGGCAATCACAAAGCGCGAAGCGTCCGATACTAGGACTTGGTTGCAAACGGTTGGCGCATAGGTATCAGCGTTCCACCACTGCGCAGAAATACCGCCCGTAGTCGTTTGGGTAGCCGTGTTTCCGTTAACCAGCTTCTGGGCGCGGTAGTAGACATCCGGAACGTTAGAGTTGACCCAGTAGTACAGAGGGCCACCGCGCGGGTTGATGAACAAGTTTTCGCCGTACTGTGCAGAACTCCACAGACGAAGCTGGTTCTGGAAACCCAAGCTAGCCGCCGTAGAAGCACCCCAACCAGTCGAAGCATAGCCCGGAGTTATGCCGCCCCAACCACCACGACCCCAGCCAGTACCAACCGAGTAGACTTCCGCACCGATAGAAAGCTGGTAGGTAGCAACCGTAGAAGCCCCACCATTTCCGACATCCGAGGCGTTGGCAGCTACGCTAACCGTTATCTTGTACTGGTCGGCATTGACGTAGGTGATCTGGTACTCTTGGTTGAGTACTGTTGCCGTGATGTTGCCGCCAAGGCTGCTTGCGCTGCTGAAGGTAACAAAGTCGCCCGTCTGAGCACCGTGCCCTATATGGTTGACGGTTATGCTGGTAGAGCCCGCGACGGCGGCAAAAGTGGCCGCGCCCGCCGTAGAGGTAGCGCGAATAGGGGTAACGTCGTACAGCTTACTGTTTGTACCTGCTTGGATATAGTACTTCATGTTGGTACCGAGACCGAGTAGGTTCGTACCGTATGAGTTTGTCCAATTATTCAAGCCCCGGCAAATACCCCAATAGGTACCTACAGATGGTTTAAGGGTAGACGCTACCGGGCCGTTATCCAGCACCCAGCCGCCAATTTTTTCAGGCTGGCCCGAGCGGAACCGTACTTTGTCGGTTTCAAACCACGTACCTTCATTGGCATAGGACGTTGACTCCCGGTTTACGCCCGCCTTGAAGTCTATTCGTTTTAGTGGCATAACCTGCCCCAGTAGATTTATTTATCTGCCGACAGCACGCCAACCAACCCAGCAAGGGCTAGACCGGCAGCTACGATGGCATCGGCAAGCTCAGGAGCCACAGGAAGCCCAACGGCAGTCAGCAAAAGAATGACTCCCCGCCAAGTGCTAGGTTCACGTGCTCGCTCAATAATGTACGTCTTCATGCCGAGAGTTTACCTCCTGCGTTTACATACGCGAAGCGAAGTTTATCCAGCGGGTTCTCGTTCTGCCCGTAGCCTGCACCGGGCAGACTCGCCCAGATGCGAGAGCATTTTTTAACCGCCGCATCGAAGTTACCTGCGTCGATGTCAGGCAACGCCCCGCACTCTTTGATCTGCTGCAGAGCAACCGCGTCTTGACTAGCCGGGGAGAAGTCCTTGAGCTTCAGTTGCTTCTTGTAGGCATCCCAATACCGAGCTAGCAGTTGGTACCGACCAGCGGCGCTACTGCAGAGGTTTAGCTTGGGAATCTTGACCACCTTGCGCGGATGATCCGCATACCCAGAGAAAAGTCCTCCCCCGACGATCACGTTGTATCCGTTGTCGGACTTGGCAAGCAGGGCAGGGCCAATCTCGCTGAACGCGATCATGTCGAGGAAGGCTTTTCTGTTTTGGGTCATGTTATATAACGTTCCAGAAAGAAGTCCACCCGCGACATTTCATGGCGCGGATGTACCAAGCGATCAGGCCGGTGGCGGTGCGGACGGTCACAGGTTGCCTTCGCTAACCCAAGTTCCAGGAGTTCCGGCGACGGTGCATACCCACGACTTCGGCTGACCAACAACAGGGACGCTGTTAAAAACCCTGTCACCTACAGCCCAAGTGCCTGCCGTCGGAACCGCGCTAAGGGACTTCACCCTGCCAAAATACTGGTAGTTCTGAGCCAAGTTTGCAAATTGCGTTGCGCTCCAGGTGCCAGAGAACTGGTTGCCTTCGTTCTTTACAACTTCAATCGACGACGACGACATATACAAGGCACGCGAAGACCCTCCGACGACTCCGTTATTGCCAACAACGTTGTTTTGCACGTTCCCAGCATCGCTGACCAGAATCGAATAAACCGTGCCGGTAAAGTCGCTGTAGTAAAGACTGTTCCCGTGGCAAATTCCTGTTTCCAGATAAACGCTAGTATGTGCGTAGGTGCCAGAGCCTGCAATCCGAACAGTGTTTCCAGAAAATGCGGTTGGTGCCTTTGCTACACCTGAAATCGTGTCCGGGGCGTTTCCGCTAAACCCGACCGTCATGGTTATCGTGTTGCCTGTTGCCAAAAGAATCGCGTTTGCCTGCTTGGTCAGCAGGCAATTGGCGCTGTCGCTCAAAGTTAGCAGCGTGCCTTGAACCAAGTTATTCGAGAAGGTCACGATTGGTGTGTACGTCTGGTCAGCAATCAGCAAGCGCTGGTACGAGCCAGTAAACACACAGCCAGAGATAAGAGTGTCTGCAGTTGCCGTTATTGCAGCATTCCCTAACGTGCTGCCGTTAACGAAAGTGCAACCAATAAATTTGTGGCTCTTGCCTTGTACATCGCCGCCCACCTGATTGCCATCAGCGCCAATTCCTGCGCCTGCTGAATAAGAAGACGACTGGAAAACACAACCTTTGTATGTAAACCGCGAAGCCCAATAGCCAAGCGTAACCTTTGCTTGATCGGTTGCGCTGCGAAATGTGCAATCTTCGTAGGTTACGTCTGCGACATTTTCATGTCCAGATTGGTAAATTGGATCAGTAAGAACGCGCTCTTTCCATTCGCCGCCAACAGTGTAATAAAAGCCACTACTTAGATTTTCAACAACACAACGAGCTGCCCTGAAATTAACGGAAGCGCCCGACTGAGACATTTTGGTGACGATGCCCCTGACGCAACCTGTAATGTACGAGTCTACAATGGAGCAATCCTTCGTCATGAAGAAAAATGCCCCGTATGAGCGCACGGTGAGGTTCACATTTTCTACAAGGCAGTTCGTAGAGTTTCTGACTTCAATGCCGTTGCCGTTGGACTGCGTGACAACAACATTAGAAATAGAACAGTTTTTCCCGTAGACAATACCAACACCAAGATTGCTACCACCGGAAGTAGTAGCAGACATTTCCACCACGACATTACGAATGTGGCTATTAAAAATCTCTGAACCGTAGTTAAGCGTGGTTTGAACAACCGCCAGATTTGCTTCAGTCTTTGCACCGATATTCGGCGTGACAAGACAGATCGCATACCGCGAGTTGCTGCTGTTGACGATCTTTGCCCCGTTGAAATCAACAATGGTGTCGCTGGTGGTGACGAATAGAGTGTTTGAGGTTTTGAAGACAGAACCGGCAGGCGCGGTGATGAGCTTTGCGCCGCTGTCGAGCGCTGCCTGTATGCCTACCGTGCTATCAATTACGCCAGTCGGGTCTACTTTTGCGCCAGATACGCCATTGGCGTAGAAATCCGTGACGCTCACCGTCTCCCGCAGCTTCGCCTGCACAGTCGTGGCGACTGCGCCGGTGCCGGCAGGAAGATACCCAACGCTTGCAGCGCCGCTAGACGCCGCGAGGTCAGTCACAACTTCAGCGATGGCATTCTGTACGTTGGTAGCTGCGATGTTGCCGGTCGGAGCGAAAGACACGTTGGCGGCACTGGCGAAGCCGTTAGCGTTCATGGTGAACACAACATCGCTTGCCGTGTTCTCCGGTCGAAGAGTAATAGAGCCGCCAGCAGCGGTGTTGAGTTTGATGTCGCTCATGTCAGGTTCCTCATGAATCGGGGTTGGGCCTATTTTCGCTCAGTTTCAGCTTCGCGGGCTTCTAGCTCGTAGGGGTTCGCATGGTAGCCGTATAGCAACCCCCACCATAGGTACTTGATCGCAAACAACACGCGACCGTCGCGCTCGATCTGTTCTAGGTGCTTGCGCTCGTGGCGCAGCAGCCGTTCGTCGTTCTCGTTGCCGGGCAGCACATAGATGACGCGCCAGAAGGACGTCCACCCGCGACATTTCATGGCGCGGATGTACCAAGCGATCAGGCCGGTGGCGGTGCGGACGGTCATTTACAGCGAACCAAATGCAGACAACAACCAAGAACTTCCGGTGTACTCTACGTCACACCATTGGCCTGTAGCCAAAGACTTCAAGCCACCGACGTTTAGAGTAAACGCACCGGTAGAACCCGCAGTTCGAGAAATCCTAAACTTAGCGCCGGAGAAAGCGCCCGTTGTGGATAGTGTTACCGTTCTATTTGCAGTCAGCGGAGACTGCCAGAAGTTTGTCGTGTAGCTACTTCCAACGGTCAAGGTTGCATCGGAGTCTCCTTGGTTGGTGTAAACGTATGCCACCTGACCCATAGGAATCCACGAACCCGGAGTACCTGCGGAAATGCATATCCAACCGGGGCTCTGCCCACCACCTTGAAAGTTAGGGTTCCAGATAATGTCCCCGCGCCTCCAAGTGCCCCCGCTTGGAATACTGGTGTACCAAATTTGCGCGTTTTCACTCACACCACCCGTAGGGTTAGATGAGGCTCCACCAGAGTAAGTATTGCCAAACATTCTTGCCGGTAGGTTTGCACTGGGCATACCCCCCGCAATGCTAACCTGAGTAGGCGAACTAACTTGCAGGTGGAAGTTGTTTTGGTAAACAAGACCTTCCACAGAGGTTATAGAGTTGTTACCGTCTTGGAAGTAACACCCCGAAACTGTAAGATTTTTAGCAGTGCTGTCGGAGTACAGGTTGTACGACTTGTTGTTTTCCCAGTAACAACCGTTGAAGGTTACAGCAACAGATTTTTGTACCACAGCGCCATACGCTGTAGTGACACCACCCGATTTACCGTTGCCCGTGAAGTCGCACGAGGTGAACACTACACCGAAGTTTTCACTCAGCGCATCGGGCGTAGCCGCCATATAGAGGCCGGCATATCCGTCAAGGATACTGTTGCCGTTAAATACGCAATGATCAAAGTGGATCGCATTGCCGGCAATAGATACGAGGCATCCGTTCTTGTAGTTGTTTGCGCAGGTTACCTGCTTGAGTGCGGATGCATAAGCTCGTTCTAGGTACACACCGTTACCGCCGTGCCCGGTAGCCCAGATGTTTTCCAGATGCACCATCGCATGGCTGGTATATATACCATGCTGCGACCCCGCGTTACCTCGGATCGTCATGTTAGACAGACGAATCTGGCTGTCATAATTTGGTGGGGTAAACGGCTCGTTGTTCAGTCGGATAGCGTTATCCGACCCCGCGTTATAGATGACGGTTCCAGAGTTAGCGGTGTTGCGGTACGCCGCACCTTCGATGTTGTATGAAAACTGCGGATACAGGTTTAGCGCCGCTGTAGTTTTATAGACTCCTGCAGGGATATAACCTCGATTGTTTTTGCAAGCGTCCAAAAACGCTTGCAGCGGAACCGTCACATCCAGCGTGGTAGTGCCAGCTTGTACGTCCGCAACTTGCGCCGCAGTCATGAAGTCGAATGCACTAATACGCTCACGCAACTTGCTCTGCACAGTCGTAGTGACGGCACCAGTACCCGCAGGCTGGTATGCCAAACCCCCTGTGCCGATCCGAGCCACTTCGGTCAGCGTGCCGTCGAACACGCCTTGGTTCACGATGAGGTTGCCGCTGCTGGAGGTCAGGACAATGTTATTCGCCGGGGTGACATCCGACCCGACTTGGTGCTTGTTGGCTTTAATGGTGGACATGGGGTTCCTTTTTAGTCGCTACGCAATACTGCGCGGGTTAAAAATCTTCCACGCTAAAAATTATTGTCTGGCTAGGCCAATCTTGCGCGGCAGGCCCGGGGTTAGTAACGAATACCCCCACGGTATTTATGCTCACATCATGAGCCATAGCGGAAAAGCTCATACCGTTAGACACGGAGTACCGGGGACGCCCCGTTACAACACTGGTAGGCTTACAACCAGTAACCGCATACGCGCCAGTAAAAAAGTTTTGAGCAGGCACCGAGGGGAAATCAACAGTTACCTGCGCCGTGAACTTTAATTTTGAATTTAGGTTAGTCGGGTTGGTAGCAAAATACAATTCTGACGCATACCCGTTTACGTAAGTGTTTTTAACCGTATACGGCGACGAACCTACGCAAAGCTGGTTTCCGACGTATATAGCACGGGAGTTTGCCACCGCCGCATCACTAGTTGCGTCATTATTCAGAACCGTGATGTCTTTAGCATGGTTGTCAGCCGTTGTGAACGACGGATGTGCCAACTCTATGCATTCCCCCAAAGAGGAGGTTACGTTGTATTTACGGAATCGGTTATCTTTAATAGTAATTAACCTACCGTTAAAAACAACAATATTCACACCACCGCTAGATAGGACTACATCTTCATCGAAGGTGTTGCCAATCAAGTCCACCTTGAAGGTGTCGTTGGCAGTGGGTACAGCTTGTTCACCAATTGCAATGTCCGCGACTACGTTTTTACGCCTAACAAACGAGTTACCGATAACTAAAATATTGCTACAGTCAAACCCGCCAGAGCTATCATGTGCAATTTCTAAAGAACCATCGTAGCCATCTATGAACTTATTATTGGCAATCGTAACGTTGCTGCTTCTTTGGCAGGAGAACGCGGGCCTGTATAGTGCGGACGCAACACCTGAACGGTGGTTACGAATAATATTATTACTATAGATGTTATTACAGTACGCGCCTTTGGCTTGGTACAATGAGTGCCGTTGAGCCCCGTCGATTACGTTTGAGTACACTTGACAGTCCGTGGCGTTAGCCAAGTGAATACCGTAACCTTGACCCGGATTAACTCCGATAAGGCTCGTTAGAGTGTTGTTATACACTTTAGATTTTGTATAACTGCCGCCCAAATCGGCATTCAGAGAAATACCTACATTTATCTGAGAGATGTTGAGATCATGGAAACGGGCGTTGGATACTGTTTGCCCAGAATTACATCCGATAGCGGTTTGAGAATATGCTGAGTTATTCTCACCAACTAAAGTGAGGCTATCGATTTCAAGGTCATCGATAGTGCCCACGAGCTTGAAAATGAACGCCGAAGACGAAGCCCCAGAAAGCGAAATTTTACCTTTTCCGGTTATGCGGATTCTGGACTTGTTAGTAATCGTAAGTCCTGTGGAAAGCGTGTAGTCGCTGGATATGTTAAGGCGTTGGCCGGGCACTAACGCATCTATAGCTTGCTGCAAGGTAGGGAAGTCACTATCGCTTATCTCTAGCTTTCGCAGCTTAGCCTGCACAGTAGTAGGAACCGCGCCAGCGCCCGCAGGGGTGTAGCTCATGCCCGACGCTGGCACTGTTTGAATATCGTTGACGCCCGTGATGGAGCCGCTGCCGCTGATTTGAATACTCATGCTAAATCCTTAAACGATAGTCCAAGTGCTGCCAGAAGGCACAGTCACCGTAATACCAGAGTTTACCGTGATCGGGCCTGCAGTCATGGCGTTTTTACCCGAGGTAATGGTGTAGTTGTTAGTTACCGTCTGGTCGTTCTCGTAAAACACGGCATTGGTGCCGCCGCCTGTAGCGCCAGAACCCGGGGAACTGATCGTGCGAACCGCCGTCCCATCACTCCAAACAGTGACCAACTGACCTGTTTGAACCTTAACCCCGGCACCTGCTGCCGTCGTGTTACCAATAACAGTCGAGTTATAGATCGTGGCGTCGTACGCGGTCGTGTTGTAGATGATGTACGACTTGGGCGTCGGTGGTACGTAGACCTCAAAGTTTGCCGTGGTTGTCGTGGTCAGCTTGATCGCTGCCATACGGGCTTGGTCTACCGCACCGTTATTAGCCGTCAGGGCTTGCTTGGCAGAAGTCACCGAGACCGTCACCAGACCCGTGATGGCGTTCTCCAGCAAAGTGCCGATGTTCAGGTTGGTAGTGTCGCCCCAAGTACCGGCTTGTTCGCCGTTAGCGATTAGCTCAAGGCGCAGGCTACTGGAGTAGGTGCTTGGCATGGAATGTCCTTATAGGTGTCAAACAACAGGCACTTTGATCTGCCCATTGCGATAGGTGTCGCCGCGCTGCTTGCCGTCTGCAGTCTGCTTGAGTTGCGCCAGTGCGTCCTTGAACTTGGCTTCGTACGCCGCCGTAATCTCAGCGTCACCCTTCATGAATACCGAAGCTTCTACCAAGCAGCCGTAGAGCAGCACGTGCTCGTAGTTATCGCCCAGCCACGTATTGCCCGCCGTCACGATAGACTCAGGGTACGCGAAGTACTGCAGCTCACCCGAGTAGGCAGCGTCCGGTGTCGGCCCAACTAGGAATCGAAGCTCCGCGTCGTCTGCAACCTGAGGGCCGAAAATGGCGTAGTACCTGGGTAGGCCGGTAGTAGTCGGGCTGGGATAAACTTCTCGGATGAAGTTCGGGTCTTTGACCAGCAGGAAGCTGTAGGCACCCGTGCCGTCGATCACCGCAAGCGAGTACGCCGCTTGGAAGTCGTTAGGAGCCAGCACATACGAGTCACCGCTGGTCATCGCGACCGTCGCGGTCTTACGAGTCGTAGCAAGCTGTACCGAGTTGTAGATGCGCCGTTCTGCTTGCGTGATGAACTGATTGATCTGTGTCGTGTACGGCACAGTCGAGCCATCAGCCAACGTAGTGGCGGGAAAAGTGTTTTCAGTCCACGACTGAATCGCTGCGAACAACTCGGAATACAGCATTAGTGCTCACCTCAAGCCATCGGGCCACGGGCCATAGTGCCCTTTGTAGCCGCACCGGTACCACGAATCTTGATACCCGAGGTCTTTGCGCCGTGCTCGCCTTCAGACTTGTCGATGTTGCCGACGCTGACATCGCGGTTCTTCAGGTCGTTCCAGAGCGGGCGCTTGTTCGCCGGGACTTGTACAGGTTTGGTAGCCATGATTAGCCTCGCTTCTGAGCGGCGACCTTAGCCAGACCGCGACCCATCTTTTTCATGTCAGCGTTGGTCTTGCCGACCGCATGCTTGACCGGGCCGTTTTGAACGGGTTGTTTCTTGTCAGGGGAAGTAGCCATGATGTTACTCCGTATTAGGTGCCCGGATAGGGCGGTAGGTACAAATCGGAAATCGTCTGCCCATTATCAGGTATCACGCGAGAAGCCGCTAGTGATGGATCAGGTCGCGGATCGCGCAGGGCCTGTGGGTCGTCAATTGGGAACGTGCCCAGCATCAACTGAGGCTGGTCTTCGTCCAAGCATTCAGGACACCGCTTGGAGTTAGTGACCTTCTGCTTAAGAATCTGCGGCTTTAGTTTTGCCAGCGGGTAGCGCTGGTTGCAGATCGAGCAGAACCCAAAAGCCTTCTTACCTGCAGCAAAACGATTCGGCATGATTACACCGTGAAGCTACGTGGTACAAAACGCACCGCTGCACGGTCGCGGTCTTCCTCCGCAGCCAGCGTAAAGGCTTCGTCGTACTGGGCCTTGAGCATCTGAATGCGGTCCATAGCCCCCGGCAATTTCACCGAGAGGTGGTACGCCAGTCCTGCAATCAGCGCCGGTAGGAACCGGAACGGAACATCCTGCGTAGCCGCGCCGCCAGTGCCCGCATCTTGAATACGACGAAGCCGCCAGTACACCATCGTATAGGGCGTCGAGTTGTCAGGCACCGGCCAGAGCTTTACCCGAGGTGTGTTAAGACGTTCAACCCAAATCTGCAGGGGGCGTCCAGTATCGTTCTTGTTCGGGATCGTCGCGTAGGTCGAAACACTGATGCGGGTCAGGTTGATATCCTGTTGCGACTGACCTGTACCCGTACGAGTAACATGCTCCAGAAGATCAACCGTGTCAGCGGGAAGATCGTAAGTAGCCGTACCCGCAACAAGCGGGATAGCGCCTTGCTCCAACGTCCAGAGGTTAACGCCACGGTTAGCCCACTCAGACAACATAATGTTGAGCGAGCGACGCGCAGTACGCAGGTCGTAGCCAGAGCGAAGCTCAGAGCCACAACGCTCAAAAGCTTCCTCGACAATCTCCGCTAGATCAAGCGTAAACGCAGCGGTACCGCTAGTAGTCACTTCATACCCTTCAAGGTCTTGGCGAACCGAGCGCGCTGACCCAGCTTACCGGGCTTCTTAGCTGCAGCTTCCAGCTTGGCAGCAGGAATAGTCTCGCCCTTCTTGACGCCCAGTTCCTTACGTAGCGCGCCCGGTTTTTTGATCGCGCTCTGAACCCACTTCTTACCAGTCATACCACCCTCCGAGTACACATCGAACTGGGTACGGTCATTGCGCGACCGCTGCTTGGGTTTAGGCATTTTAGAGGGGGCCATAGCCCCCATGCCCTTGCTAGGCATCATCGCATGGTGCCTTTAGTCTTGCCGCGAAGCTCGATACCGCCGCCGCGAGCATACTTCTTGACCTTACCGCCACGACGCATTTCAGGTTCGTCCTCGCTAACCGACTTCATAGCACGGCTACGGGTTTCTTCGCTGATATTCTCGTTGCGACCTTCGCGCATGGAAGACTTAGGCTCCGGAGCGCTAGCCTTTTTAGCAGCGGGTTTCTTAGCAGCGGGGGCTTTAGCCTTGGGAGACTCCGAGGTATCTTCCTCAACTTTAGAAGACCCCACAGGCTTGATGCGCTCGTTAGCCAGACGCTCTTCCGAGTCCTTGGACAGCTTGACACCTTCGCGGCTAGACGGCATAGCGTCAGCCACCTTGTCAACAATCTTGCGGCCAATACCAGTCTTCTCATCAATAGCGCGACCGATATCCCAACCAGTTTGAAGTGCGCCTGCAGCGCCGAGGGCTCGACTTGCCGTGCGGGTCAGCGCCTTGGCACCAGCAACTTGTGCTTTAGCCCGGTTACCAGCATTTGCGATATCGGTGGTGTCCAGACCGCGACGAATCTTGGCTGCGTCAGCCGCTTGCGAACGAACGACATCTTCCCGCAAGTTAGGCGTAACGTCCTTGGCATTGGTCTGACCCGGCGACCGATAGCGGTAGCCCTCTTGCGCAGGCTTGTTCAAACGACCAAGAAACTTGCCCGTGTCGCCGCCGTCAGCGAACTTGCGGGTCTTACCCGCACCTTTAGCTTTCATATTAGCCATGATCTATCTCAGCACTTAGTCTTGCTCGGCATTTTCTTGCCGTCGATACCGAGCTGGCGACCACGGGTCTTGCCCTTTTGGGCAATACCATCAATCGAGCCACCCTTGGCATAGCAAGAAGTCTTGCCACCCTTCTTGTACTCAGCAGCTTCTTTGCGTTCTTCAGCGACCATCTTCTTGGGAAGGCCAGCCTTCTCCATAGCTTTAGCATGGCGCATTTCCATTGCTTTCTTACCCGTAGCCATAGTGTTACCACCTTCCTTAAGATTGCGGCGCTTGTCCGCTTGAACAAACTCTTCCCCCACATTTTGAGGGATGCCTACTTTTTTAGCAAATGCTTTGTTATGTGCTACCGCACGCATCAGCTTTGCTTGTTCCGGGGACTTAGATGGCATGTCAAACCCCCGGGCAGTTCCAACGTTTCAGGGATGCCGCCTTGCGAGTCGGGCGACCTTTTTCGTCTTTCATAGGCCCCGGCATGCCGCTCATGCGCGCACAGAACGAGTCCCGACGCTTACCACCTTCCGGTTGCGGAGCCTTGAGGTTGCTGCCTGTAGCCGCGTTGTACTTGGCTCGACCCTTGGCGGTCAGGCCCGCGCCTTTAGACACCGGAAGTTTTTCACCGCGCCCAACCGCAAGCGAGGGGCCTTTTTTCTTAGCGGGTTTCGTAGCCATCAAAAGTCTCCAAAAAAGACCCACCACACGATCATGGGTAGCACCAGAAGCGCTAGAAACGTCATCCAAGCAGCCCCAACTTGTTGGCCGCATAAGTACCTAACACGGCAAGCAAAGCCCACACAGCACGATCAACCCAGTCGGACGTACGCTTGGTCTCGGGAATCGTCTTCTCCAGCACCGTCAGGCGTTCTTCATGCTTCTCAAGGGTTTTGAAAGCGCGGCCAAGGGATTGTGCCGACTGCATCTGACGCTCTTCAATCAGAGCAAGCTTGGTTACAGCTTGCGCCATGTCTTTCATGGAGGCTTTTATCTCCCCCACATCGGCTTGCATGGTCTCTAGCTGGATAGCCAGCGTAGCGAGAACCGTGTCCGCTGTGCGTCGAGCCTCACGGGTATCAGGGCAGTCCACCATCAGTAGGCCCCCGTGCGCTGGTTAACAAATAGTTCCGTACTGACAATTTCCGTGCTCGTGGCGGCTTTACCGGAAACAATCAGTTGGTACAGGCGACCGTTGAGGAACAAACTACCGCCCCCGCGAGCGCCAATATAGAGCGGGTAATTTCCGTAAGCTCCAGTGCCTTGAGAGGCAGAGTTCGTGGATGCCGCGCCATTAAGCCGCATGGTGCAATTGGTACCGCCTATGTCACCTATTCCAGACATTACTACTGTCTTTGGCGCGGTATACGCGGTGTCTACAGTTAGTGCGGACGCGAGTACTGTACCTTTACTGTACCAAGCGAATAGGTTTGATCCGGACGGCGCAATAGCTGAAACGACCCCGTTGTTACCGCTGAGGGAGTTTGAGAGTTCCGCAATAACACCAGTGGTCGCATCACTCAACTTGCGCACTCCAGCACTCACGAACATCTTGTCCGTCGCGCTGAAGTTGATACTGTTGGTCGCCATGCTCGACGACGTGCCGTTGAACGACAGGTACGGCTTGAAGCCCACGGTGTCGTAATCGGTGCTGGTGTTGACGCGCTGGTAGGCGGGCTGGTTTAAAGACTCATTTGTCGGTCTGAAATCGGCATTTTTAAGATAGATTCCGCTAGTACCATCACCAAGATAGGTTGCATCGGCAAACGACGTAGCGGTATCTGGCATAACAAAAATGCCAAACTGAGTAGCCCCCGCTACTGTGTAATTTCTGCTGATTGCGCAAGCGCACCAACCGTCGCTTGTTACCGTGACCGTCGCTGACATGCCACCCGCAGTAGCTATTACTGTTGCGGCGGATAAATCTATAATAGCGTAAGCGCCGCTAACGCTGTTCTCACGCAGCATAACGCGCTTACGTTCTGCAGCTTTTGCTTGGAACAGAAACAGCGCAGTAGTTGCGAGTATGGTCGGGGTCTGCGACACGTAATGTAGATTACTTGTCGCATTCTCTACTAGCTTTTGCTGCCCGGAAACCACCGATACAGAAGCGTTTGTCTTTGACCACGCCGCATCATCAAACTGCTCAGTCTTCGTCAGCAGGTTATACCGCGCCGACAGCGTGGGCCGGTTGCCTGCCGTGGCTTGGGTTGCGTGATTCCCTCGGCCAGACTTGTCCAGCATCTTGCCGACAGGCTGCTCAACAGCCGTAACCGGAGTCGTACCAGCACTGTCTTGAAACAGCGTGCTCATGTCGCTCGGGTCGTACCAGACGCCTTGGACACCGGTCGAGAAAAGCTGCGCTGGCGTGAACAGCGAAGCCACGTAATTCTGCGGCAGACCTAGCCCGAACCCGAACGACATGGCAGACCTTAAAAGATACGGACCAGCGAGGTCGCGGTGGTACTTGCCGACCAGACCTTCACTACCTGCACGGGCAACACTTGGCCTGCTTGGACGCCAGTAAACACGACATCCGTACCCTGTGCCGTAGTGACCTTGATGTTACCGGCACCACCAACAAAGATCACAGACGGGTTGAACGTGGTCGTATCGCTGACCGTCACGGCTGCGGCATCGCCCGGAAACATCGGAAACGTCGGGCTGAAATTTGTCTGCTTACCCATTACTGCTCCTTCGGCTTAGTCGTCTTGCGGGCTGGCTTCGGCTCTTTGGGAGCACTGACAGGGGGCTTGGCCCCCTGCTGCGCCAGTTCCTCTTCAGTGAACGGCGTATGCTTCCACATACATTAAGCCGTCAGCGGGTACTGGTAAGCCACACCGTTGACCACATTCTTCTGGATGTAGCGAACAGTGACCACAAAACGACCGGCAGTCAGGGTACCCGTGCCCACAGCGTAACGGACGTACACGGTGGTATCTGCACTGTTGGAGGTCTGCCAAGCCAGTTGAGTGGCTGCAGTAGCGGTGCCACGGAAACGACCGCCTGCCGAACTATCCACAGCCGCCATCAGTTCAGCGCCACCCGAGGTAGTACCGACCGAGACAGTGGTAGTGCCCGTGCCCGCAGCGACAACTTGGTCAACCACGATGTCCAGAACCTGCGAGCCAGCGGGCAGAACAAATGCCGCAGCGTCGTAGCTGCCCGTAGTCTTGCCGGTCAGGTCGCCGGTATCCAGCGATTGAGCCAGTTCCAGAACGCCGGTATTGCGGCCAGCGCCTTCACGCACGGTACCAACACGAACCGGGCCAGAGAAAGTTGCGAAAGTCATGGTAATTCCTCATTACATCCGCTAGTCTTGAGGTAGTCTGCCGGGTCAGTCGAGCGGACAAAAATGGATTCCCGGTGGTTGGATTATGGCACTCAATTCACTTCTTGTGTAGCCTGATTGTGGTACGACACAGGCAACGAGACTTAGTTACAGGTAACTCCCGCCGTGGATGCAACCTAAAAAGAAAAAGCCCCCTTGCGGGGGCTTAAATCACGCTAAGTGCTTGATTTTATTAGGTCGAGCCAGGAGACCCGAAAATTCCGAGGGCATCCGACCACCCGAACGAGTAGCGCTCGCGAGCCTTATAGCGGGCGTTACCGGTATCGAAGTCTCCATCCATGTCAGTCTTGAGGGGACTGCGGACAAAGTGCTTCAGGCCGTTCGGAACGTCGGTCATCAGGAACCAAGCGTTAGTGTCGGTCAGCCAGTGGTTGACGGTGTAGCCTTCCGGAACGCTGCCGTTGTTCTTCAGAGCGTTGATGTCGTTGTCGGTGGTGCCGACACGCAGTTCAGTCTGCAGGAGGCGGGTAGCCACGAACTGCAGAGCCGGAGGAACAATCAGCTTACGCGGCTTGGCAGCGATCAGCAGACCACGCTCGTCGGTCCAGCCAGCGATCTGAATCACGGCGGCTTCCAGCGAGGTTTCGTTCAGGTCAGCACCAACGGTCGGACGGTTGCTGTTGGTACCACCGGAGACCAGCGGGTGATCGGTAGCGCACAGGGTCTTGCCGTCGCCGCCAGTGTAACCAGCGGTGAACGCGTTGTTCAGGACCGAAGCAGCCTTGACTTGCTTGGTGTAAGCCATTGCACGGGCCAGAGCCTTGGTGTAACGAGCCGACAGCGAGTCATACAGGTTGTCTTCGACAGCTTCTTCGGTGATCGAGAAGCCCAGAGCGATGGTCTCGTGGGTGTAACGAGAAGTCCATGCTTCCTGCGCGTTGTCGTACTGAATGGCAGCGCCTTCAGACTTGACCGGAGCAGAACCGAAGCCCGAGAGCTTGGTTTCTTCTTCAAAGGAACGCTCGGAAGTCTCGATTTCGTAGATTTCCTTGTGCTCTTCGCCGTAGCGGGCATATTCCAGACCGAACAGTGCGTTCAGACCGGGGAGCAGTTCCTTGAGTAGTTGGGCACGAGAAATAGCCATTATTTATCTCCTAATAGGCCGCTGGATTAGACGCCGAGCGAGTTGGTGTAGCTGTGGACGCCAACGTTGAACTTGACGAGGAACTCGGGGTAAGCATCACCCTCGGTACCACGAACCACATCGACAATACGCAGAGCGAGGGTCGAAGTAGCAGCCAGCGAACCACCATTGGAACCAACAGTCAGGGTTGCATCCGACAGGCCGGTGGTGGTGTTCGGAGAACCACCCCAAGTGATCGAGGCGTTCTTGCCAATAGCACCGGGCCAGCCAGAGCCACCGGTACCACTGTTGAAGGTGCCCAGAGCAGCGGTGCCTTGGATGCGATAGATTTGGTCGTAGTCGTCGTTGACGATAACCCAGATGTCGGTGTAGCCAGCGGTGACTGCGTTAGCAGGCAGGTACTGAGCCCAAATCGACTGCTTGGTAGCCGGGTTGACGAAACGAACGCCGACGCACACGCCAACGATACCAGCGGTAGCATCAGCAGAGGTGGCCGGAATCTTGACGGCGACCGGGCTGCTGGTCACGCGAGCCGGAAGGCCAGCGCTCGACAGTTGGACGACATCACCGAAATAGAAAGCAGTGGTATCCGCCGCGACTTTGTACTCGCGAGCAGCGCCACCATTGAAGTGTTGACCACCGATCAGGTTGGTCGGCTTGAGGCCGTAGGGGGCATTTTGAAGTGCCATGTGAAACTCCTAGAGATTAGTTACCTTTGCCAAAACTAACCTTGGTACGACTCTCCTTGAAGAGAGGCATACGCGGGTCGTTATCGCGCATGTAGTTGTTATCCACGGACTGCATCTGGGCTTGCGATTGATTTGCGTAGTACTCATCACGCGCACGCGCCATTTCGACGGGAATCTTACACAGCATCAGACCGCCGATTTCGACGTTGCCGCTGGTAGTACCCACCATACGCAGTTCAGGATGGTCTTCAACCTTCACCGGCTCCCAGCCTTCACGCATCTTCTTAGACACGTTGGTCGGATCAGCTTGGCCGAGCAGGTGGGTAGCCACCCAACGGAAAGCGTAACCCGGCTCAGGGGTCGGATCAGGCAGAGCGCTCGCCGGTTGATACACGTAGCGAGTAGTCTTGTCGCGTGCCGCAAGGTCACGAGGGGTCCGGTTCATAACATCAGCCATTCGATTTCTCCAGTTTTGCCAGTTCGGCAGCGTATTGCTGCGGGGTCAATCCAAACTTCTTAGCGAGTGCCACTTGCGTAGCAGTCAGTTGAATCTTCTTCGCTCCAGTAGAACGAGCCCCCGGAGCCACTACCGTCGCAGGCTTCTTGGAAACCTCGCCGGATTTAGGCTTGTCTTCAGCGTTACCGAAATACTCCGGAAACACCTGCTTCATGCGAGAATCAATCTTCTCGAAGTACTCATCAGAGCGGGGATCAACCCCGGAATTCACTAGCTTTTGGTGCAGCCCCAGTGAGAAGCTGGTCATGTCTTCGTGTCCTGCAGCACCAAACCACTGGTTATTAGCCTGCCAGCGCAGTGTTTTGTCATCGATCTGCGGCTGCGGGTCACTTACTGGCATTTGTACCAGTGTTTCGACATCCTGTAAAGGCTCAGGACGATAGTTCCTAACGCTATTAGCGCGCAGCTTAGCTTCAGTCAGGGCTTCTTGAGCGGAAACAATCGCGTCAGGGTCGCCAGATTCATAGGCTTCCTTGTACTTGCGCTTTGCCGCATCAACTTCTAACTCGACGGCAGCGGTTGCAGTCTCCTTGTACTGCTGCGCGCCAGCATCGAATCGGCTCTTGAGTCGCTTGTGCTCTTCGATCAGCGTGCGAGCAATACGCTCAAGCTCTTGCTTCTCACGCAGCAGGGCTTCCTTGGCACGACGCTCGTCGTGACGGGCGTGCGTCAGTTCCTTGATTCGCTTCTGAACACCATCCGAGTAGTTGTTCAGTTCGTCTTCGGTCGGCTCATTGACTTCGCGCTCCAGCGGCTTGCGACCCCGATCTTTTTCGGGGGTATCGTCAACGACTTCAATTTCGATTTCGTTACTGACTTCCGGCGAGCCGGATTCAATTTCGTCGTCGGGCTTTTCAACTTGGTCAGTCATACTTACCTCCATTAAGCGCGTGTCAGGCCACGCGGGTCTTGAACGACGGCATCAATCATGTCGTCGTTGAGCAGGCGGAACTCTTTGCCGTGAATCTTGAAGCGCGTACCCGAATAGGTACGAGTCAGAACGAAGTCGCCAGCCTTACACCACGGACCCGTAGGGAACTTGGCGGTATCCTTGTACGCATCGGGGCCGACCTTCAGCACGAACAGCACAGTGGTAGCGTGCTCTTCTTGGCGCATAGACTGAGTGTCGCGAACCAGATCGAGCGAGGTACCCGCGATACGCTCGTCCACATCAGGCACGACACACAGAATCTTCCAGCCAGTCGGTTCCGGGAGTTGCGTAGCTTTTTGCTCTGCGCTGGCGTTTTCGTCAGGGGCTTCGACCGGTTGGATCGGCTTCGGCATGCTGACGCCGGGGGGAAGAATGAGTCTACTCATCGTCGTTCTCAACTTTCTCAAGCAAGGTCTGAAGGTAAGACTCCGCGCGGGCAAGACCTTGGATCACCCCGCAGAGTTTTTGGTATTCGTCATAGGAGCGGCAGGTGCCGCTCGCCATGTCTTCGGAAAGAAGCGTTATGTCCTTGTGAAGTTGATCGCGCAGGACACGGGCGAAGTCTTTAATCATTGCTTGTTACCGGAGTCGCCAAGACTATCGCGTTGGTGCAGCGCTTGGAGTGCTTGCATCTCCTGAACTGCAATCTCACGATCCTTCTGGGCAATAGCACTGTCTTGCGAACGACTGAGCGAACCTGCTTGCATAGCCTTGATTTCAATGTTTTGCTCATTGAATTCTTCAGTAGCCATTTGCTTACGCTCAGCCAACTCTTGCTTGTCAGCACGATCAGCGGCTTCCATTTGCAGGCGTTGCTTCTCAAGATCAAGCTTATCTGCACGATCAGCAGCTTCCATACGGAGTTGTTGCTCCTGAATAGCCACCTGACGCTCCTTAAGCTCCATCTCCTTCATCTGCATCTGGATAACCGGGTCTTGTGCTTGCTGTTGCGCCTGCTGTTGTGCAGCCATCTGTTGACTTTGTTGCAGCACTTGTTGGCCTGCTTGTGCAAGCATACCAGAAAGAGCCTTTTCAAATTCGGGCGGCAGCGGATCGTCTTCACTCGGCAGCGACATACCAAGCGAAGCTTCGATCTTACGCTGATACATAAACGCTGCGTGCTCGGCAATATGCGCCTGCATAGCTGCAGCCATTGCTTGCGCGTTCGGGTTCTGACCCATCAACTGCATCATCATCGGGTCTTGCATTGCTGCTTGGTGAACCGCCAGATGTGCCTCGTGGTCTTGGTACAGGAACGCCTTGACCGGCTTGCCACGCAGAATGTTCATGTTCTCCGTAACCGGGTTCAGCGGCTTCATGTCTTCCGGCAGCTTGACCAGCTTGTCGGCGTGCTTGATACCCAGAACGTCCAGCATGCCACGGTGCAGTTGCGGCAGGTCGTAAATCTGCGGAGCCGACTGCGCCAGTTGGATAACGGCTTGGTACTGGACGACGCGCTGACTCAGGGTAGCGGCATTGGGGTCGCTGACCGGGATGATTTCAACGTGCTTGAAGTCCGCGTTGCGGTCAAAGTCGCTGCCCGTATCCGGCTGGTAGTCGTAGCTGTTCTCAGCGTAGTCGCTGATGACGCCCTTGATGAGATTCAGTTCCTGCTTCAGTGCGTAATGCACGCGAGCCTGAACAGCCGTCATCACCTTAAGCTGGCGCTCCAGCAGAGCCAGAGTCGTACCCACCGGGGCTTGCGCGGACATGTCGCTAACTTGCATGTCAGCGGTAGCAGCAAACCGACGACCTTCTTCGACAATGCTACCCAGCAGGGTAAACAGAGTCTGGCTCGGCTCCTTATACGGGAGCGGCAGAATGTTGTCGCGGATGGCACCGCTGGCGAGGTCCACATCACGGAACTCACCCGGAGAGATGGGGGTGTCATCTCCCTTGATACGCAGACCCCGGCTCTTCAAACCCCCCGGGAGGTTTGCCAACGTGCCTGCATCGACAAGCTGGCGCATGATACTCGTGGCGCTCTTGGCGAAACCACCAATCAGGTGGAACAGACCAAAGCCGTACGGACCAAATCCCGGAATGTAATTGTATTGGACAAAGTGCTGGCGCTTCAAGCGCAGTGGGTCACCAGCTTTCCAGTTACGGCGAATAGCGAGGATAGTGCCCGTGCCACGAATCATCGTGACCACATACGGCAGCATCACACCGGTAGCGTTACCGTCAGCGTCCGTGTCTTCGTAGCCCGGCAGGTCGAGGTCCACATGGCATTCATACAGCACGAAGCGATCATCGTTGATGTCGCTGAAGCCCGTCTCTTCGTCCTTGGCCTTGCTGATGTCATCACGGGTGCGGTCAGGCTCGCCAATGTCGCAGTCCATGTAGAACCCGGCTTGCTGGAGCTTGATGATGTCGTTCTTGGTCTTACGCATCACATGGGTGATACGATGGCTCGACCGCGCATCCGACACGCCGTACGGCAGCAGAATGTCTTCTGCCGGGATAAACATAGACACCTGTCGGTCGATGCTCGGGTCGAAGTAGACTTTCTTGAACGCACTACCTGCAGCGGGCAGGTTCCACAGCATGCGCTCATGCTCCGAGCGGAACTCCACCATGCGCTCAGTAAGCTGGTAGTTCATATCAGCTTCAACGCGGGCAGCGGCGTCCTTCTTCTCGGGCGTCTCCTTGCCCAAAATCTTAGTACGCACCGGGCCTGATGCCGGGAAAGTTTCGGTGATGGTCTCCGACTGGAAACGCACTACCGCTTCGGTAATCATCGGGTGGAACACGCCACACGCACCGGTCCACGGCTCCGTACGCTCTTCGTACTTGAGGCCCAGTAGTTTCAGGCCGTCGATGTACGCCTGCTCCCAGTCCTTGCGGCTGAGTCGGTCGTTGTCAATGTCTCCCTCCAGCGTGCCAGCCAGCGAAGCCAGCTTGCTAGGGTCAACCAACTCTGCGAGGTTGTCGTCAAAGTCTTCGCCCTCTTCCAGAAGGTCAGACTCTTCTTCCGACAGAGGTTCAATCTCAACCTCGATTTCCATCACAGGCTCTTCGATGCTGATGTTTGCCAAGCCTTGCGGAGCCGCATACAGCCCCCGGTCCATGTTCGTCGCCATTTATGTCCTCAGTAGTAGGGTGTCCGCTTGCTGTAAGGCAAGTTGTACATTGGATTGTCGTCGTAATCGTTGTTCAGACGCAATATCCCGCCCTTACGCGCACGGATTAAAGCAAGAGTCAAGGCATCGACCGCATCGTCGTGCTCGCCCGCAGGGAACGCCAACAGTTCATCAACCACCTCAGACGCCCACCGGGTCTCTGGGAACCACACCTGCCCGGATGAAAACATATCGCTGACGGCATTCACTCGCGCAATCTTATCCTGCCCCTTACCCGGGCTGAAGTCCTGCACGAACAAGCCACTACGACGCATCTCATCAATCAGCGGTTGACCCGACGCCTTGGCTTCCACGATAACACTATCCGGCTCCCAGTCGCGGTACTGGTCGAGTGCCATCTGCTTAAGCTCCGGGAACTCCCATTTGCCCTTGACGCAGTTGAGCAGGATCAGGTTGTCCACCCCATCGTCGTTCTTGAACACGCCCCATGTCTGACAGACCGAGTAGTCACTACGTTCCTTGGTAGTGAGCGCCGTGTCAAACGACTGAATCAGGAAGTCGCACGCTGGTGGGTCTTCGCTAGGCCACCACTGAATCCAATCCTTCTTGATGATGGCAGACTCTTGGGCAGTCGGGTTCTGCTGGTACTGCGCATTCCACTGCCACGCAGGCATAGACGCCTTGGTGCGCTGCAGCGCTTCAATCGGCCACTGCTCAGGCCAGAGAGACTTCTCGTTCTCGCTTCCTTCGTTCAGGATAGCCGGGAACTCAAACATCTCGTACTGGTCACCGTCTTCGTTGAGCGCACCGTCCTTGAGGAGTCGGCCAATCAGGTCACGCTGGTGCCAGCGGGTGTGCAGAATACATATCTTGCCGCCCGGCATCAGACGGGTTCGCAGACCCGCACGGAACCATTCATATGTAGTGTCCAGTGAATCCGTATTCCCCGACTTGATATCCTGCTCAGACAGCGGATCATCCACGATAATTAGGTGACCACCTCGACCAGCTAGCGCACCACCAACACCTGTCGCATAGTACTCGCCGCCCTTGTTCGTATTCCACTTACCCGCAGCTTTTGCGTCTGCGGCAATGTTCACTTCGGGAAAAATACGGCGGTACTCAGCAGTTTGCATGAGGTTACGCACCTTACGGGCCATGTCCACAGCCAGATCAGCCGTGTGCGAGGCCACAATCACCTTGTGATCCGGGTGTTTTCCGAGGTACCACGCAGGGTAGTAGATGGAAATCATCTGCGATTTGCCGAATCGAGGGGCCATTGAGACCGCAATACGGTCATGAGAGCCGATTTCCACTCCCATCAGGAGGTTCCCGAGGCGTTTTAGGTGCGCTCCGAACTTGTAAGTGGGGTCAATAGCCGCTATGAACGCCAAAAAGTCGTTCTGGGCCATGCTGACACGCTTGCGCTCGTCCAACTCGTCCAGCAGCACCAGCATATCGGCCATTTCCTTGGGGCTTAACCCCCGCAGAAGGGCTTCAACCTCTTGCTTTGACCGCATCAGTCGGCACTCCCAAGGTCTAGGTCATCCGCAGACAGGTGCAACGGGCGAGCCGGGTCTTCGTAGGGCTTGACCTCCGGGGTTTCGGCATCCAGAGTCTTCATCAGACGCTCACGCAGCAACTGCTCAAGCTCTTCGGTCGGCCTGTGACGCATAGTAATCTCAGTCTTCTCCGTGAAGAGGCCGACATCACTGATCTTGCCAAGGAGTTCCAAGGCTTTAATCCGGATTCTCGGGTCGGGAGATTCGGATTCCAAGATCAACTTGTTCGTAACGAACGTCCGAATCTGCGCTGCAGACTCCACCACCGCCTTGTCATACTCAGAAAGTATGGCCTTGATCTGCACAATCGTTCCGGGGGAAGACAGCACCGTGTCGGTAGCTCGCTTGGTTCCAGTTATTACCGCACGGGCAGTCTCTTCATCCTCATCGGTGACCTCCACATCCGCTTCTAAGGTAGCCAGCGCAGCAAAAGCCGCGTCTACGCGCTCGCGTAGATCAGCAAACGTAGGCGGGTAGTCCGCCAACGGAATGTCAGTGTCGATTTCAGGTGTATACATGCGCAAACCCGTGGGTTGGATGGTCTGAGTGTAGCGCAATGTGCCAGTTAAGTTAATGCTCTAATTTTTGTGCTGTATTTTTTGGGGTAGGCACTTTATTTTTGGAGGGGGTGGGTTTCCAAAGTTACCCCAGTTTATCTAGGCTAGGTAAACTTTACTAGGGGGCTTGAGTTAAGTTTGTCCGCTTTTTTGTAAGCGTTGATGTTGCGCTCAGTACATGCGCGGGCGGGACTCCAAAGCCAATATCGGGGGGTCGGGGTAGGGTGGGGTTGTCCACAGGCTATCCACAGGTTTTCGGCGTCGGCTCGGGTTGTCCACAGGATTTCCACAGGGTTACCCACAGATTCATCCACAGACAGCAGGTTATCCACAGCAGTCGGACTGGTTATCCACAGAACTTATCCACAATTACATAGCGTTCGCGTATTGATCTAGCGTTTACTGGCTAACTTGCGGTCTTTGCTGGTTAAGGCATAATTGAGGGCAAGCAAGTAACGCCTTGCTGACAAGCGCTCTTTAACAAGTCATGTGGTAGAATCTAATCACGTCATCACATGACGTATCAATCATTCAATCATTCACGTAAAGGAAAACATCATGGCAACTCGTAAGAACACTAGCGCAGCAGTCGCTAACCTGGTTAAGGCCGCTACCGGCAAAGCCGAAGCGATCAAGGCTCAAGCCGAACTCAAGGCTTCGGAGCGTATCGCCGCCGAGACCCTGACCCGCCTGCACGAAGCGCACGAAGTCGAACAGGCAGGCGCTAAGAAAGCCGACGGGATGCGCCGGGAGGCGCTGAACATGGCGATTGACGCGGGCCGCGCTGCGGGTCTTGACGCTGGCGAGCTTAAGGATTTGCTCGCCGACATCTTGGATAAGGCGGTCGAAGCCGAAGACCTGACCCCGGCAACGGCCAAGGCTTACAAGAACGGCGTGGCGTTCGCCATCGAACGTCATGTCCCTTGGGCATCTAACCTGCATTCCACGGAAGCTAAGGTGCAGGCCCTTCAGGACGCTAACAAGGCGATTCCGAAGTCTTTGCAGGAAGCTGCAAAGAAGCTGGCCGAAAAGGAAGCGGCGAAGCGCGAAGCTAAGAACAGCAAGACGCAAGTAGCTAACCTTGACTCCATCGTCAAGCACATGGCGAAGGCTCTGGCCGACGCCCGGACTCTGGGCCGCAGCGAACTTTGCGCCGACATCCTCGATGTCATCCACTCGATCAAGCCTGAGTGGACCGAGCCGACCGCAGCCTAAGTAAAACCCGCCCCGGCGCAAGCCGGGGCTAACATGGAGTAAACATGAAAATCCGAATCCTCGGCGCAGTCGTCGCCAGCGCAAGCCTCGCGTGGTCTGTCTTCGGGCAGTCCGACATGTCTTTAGTTCTAGGCAGCTTCTTGACCGCGCTCGGCGCGGCGGGGCTGGTCTTCGGAGATGACCGCTAACATATAACCCAGCTTCGGCTGGGTTTTTTTTCGCCTATACGTTAACCCGCGTCAAGCGGGTTTGATGACAGTACCCGTGCGGCGCGCGAGAGAGGGTGGGCGAGGAACAGCGTGGTTAGCGGTTAAACGTTAGAGGAGGCTAGAACCGCTTCGCGGTTAGGGGCTAACGTCCCCGCTTCGCGGGTACGGTCACATAGAGGCAGGCGAGGTTAGGCACTAACCGGCACAGTCGTTGGCGAGGCTTAGCGCGTAGCGGCTGGTGAGCGTTACAAAACTGCTCTGTAACAGAGTATGTGATATGATATGTCTTCGTTTAATTACTGGAGCTAGTCATGAAGTGGCCTTTCAAGGATATGCAAGCAGGTGAAGTTCTCGTGCTGTGGGGCGTTAACCCGGCACAGGCGGCTATGTCGGCGCACAACGTTGGGCGCTATAAGGGCTGGAAGTTCAAGACGGAGAAGGTGGATAGTCCGGACGGTCGCGTAGGCATACGAGTTGAGCGTCTAGCGGTACCGGACGCGGACTGGGTTAGCCGCACCCCGAAGGGTTCACGCATGGTTACCTATGGCTACGAACAGCTTGAGGTGGGCGAAGAGGTCACGCTGCGCGGTGAGTCTGAGTTCTTGTCTAAGGCACTGGCGGGGGTGCAAGCGCGGGAGCGCAAGTTCGGCATCAAGATACAGCGTAAGACGGCAACCAACCCGCTTTTGGGCGTGTACTCCAGCGTGACGTTCAAAAGAGTGGCTTGATATATAAAATAGTCTAGTACAGGGTTTGGACGTAACAGTCTAACCCTGCAACATTTTATACGTACTAACTTAATTTTATATATGAGCCCAGTTTCCCCTCTGAAAAACGCGAACAGAACCTGAAACTTATATAAAATAAAACAATATTACATTATTACAGGAGGTAACGGGGTCTGGGGAAATTTTCCTGAGCTTTTGCGCCTGCGCGCACACAACATTCTGTGCGTGTCTTCGCACGTTCGTTGGGCCGGGCTCTCGCTCAAACTCTTCACCTCCTGTAATAACGTAATTTTCTAATATACATAACCCCTAAGTCGTTGCTCCCCTAAGGATTTTCCCTGCTGACTTCTCTTACGCAAACCGTTACAGGACCCCTCCGCGTTACGTCAGATTCTGTGATAGACTAATTTAACATTTAGTCTTCCCTGTTCACCCACCACCAAGGAGCTACCATGCCCAAGCTGACCCCTGAGCAAACCCGAGACCAGCACGACGCCATCGTGCGAGCCATGAAGCGCGTAGACGCGGTGCCTTCCGGCACTGTCGTGCAGTTCAATGTTAAGGACTACAGCGTCCCCTTCCTCAAGGCATTGCAAGCCTACGCTAAAGAGTGCCGAGTGCATTATCTAGGTGCTCACGGTGACTACACCGTATATCGCGTGACTATGCGAGGTCGCAACGTAGGCGGCAAACGCGTTCCCGAGGCGCTAGAGATAGTGCATATCTGGCGGCGGCACCCGTTGGCCCCTCGCTAAGACCTAAGCCCCCAACCGGGGGCTTTTTTGCGTCTAAAGGTTCGGTCACGCCCTCAAACAGTAGCTAATCAATCACTTAACAGTAGACAACACTTGACACAGACTTAACTCTGTGGCATAATAGTATTCATGGAGTCGAGATAAGCCACTCGACAAACCCTCTAACTTACACGCTAGGTTAGTGGTTAACCTGTTCTTTACTGATAGACGATCAGCGTATAGGTAGCGTCGTGAGATGCCCCTGCTGCGGCTCCCCTAGTAGCCGTTATCTAGCTAGGTGCGGGCACATTGCGGTGCCTGTGTAAGTCCACATACGCTTTGGGGAACCGACCTAACCTACTTGCACCAATACCCGGTGCCACCCGTAGGGTGTGGAAACTGCACGCCATCTACCTCGGCAATAACGGGAAAGAGGTAGCAGCTTATAGCTCATGCGCAAGCGTGGGCTATGTGCTGTCATGAGACAGCTAACCATTTAAGGATTAACCATGAACATCGCTCTGTACCACGACATCCCCGGCACTACTGCCCACTCCCGCCTGACCCAGCACCTCCAGCGTTACGAGTACAAGCGCGGCCACTACAAAGGAGATGCGCCTGCTGACGAGACTCGCCGCAACATGAGCCACTTCCGCGTAGCCAAGCGTGGGGACTGTATGGCCGTGGTTTTCCACCGCTGTGACATTCTGACTGCCCTACCTGACGGCAGCGTTGTACTGCGTGCTGATGGCTGGGAAAATGCCCCGACTACACGTGCTGCGCTCAACGGTGCCCTGTCTCTGGCTGGCTACCGTGGCTGGTTGCAGACACGCAACGAGAACGGCTACAAGAATACTGCGCTGCATATCCTGTGCAAGCCCGAGTGGCGCTCGTTCGCATGGTGCGAAGCCCTGACTATTCATGCTGATGGTCGTGTAGATAACTACGGCAAGAAGTTTAAGGCGTATCGCTCCGACCGCGAAGCGCGTAAGGAGTGGGCTGCACAGCCCAACGTGCAGGAGTTCAAGGCGCTGCTGCCTATCCTGCTTGCCAACGCACTTTTCGTCAGTTCGTACCGCCGTAGGTATGACCTGTCCACGGAGATTACCACTATCACGAAATCCCGGGACCTGATTGAAGGTGCGCTCGACACGCCCGAGGCGTGGGGTCTGCTGGCTGAGTATCTTAGGTGCGACCACGAAGACCCCAAGGCAGCATGGAAGTGGGTGCAGGCTCACTGCACTCGTGAGATGACACAACTCGTTGAACTGGAGGATTAAATGGCTACCGTCTTCGTGTACTACAACCTGACCAAGAAATGCTGGTCTATCCGGGCCGAAGACGGCCCGCACAAGGGCAGAGTCATCGCCCATGCTGACGAGGTGCTGCTGTCCGACTGTACGTTCAAGGTAAGCGAAGCCGGAAGGCAGCGGGTACTAGCAACCCGTTGCAAAAACGTACATGCCGGTATCCGAGGCACCCTCAATGCCTATGCCGGGATGCTGCACTCGCTGAGCAAGCTAGCAGACGCAGAGTTCGATGAGCCTGCCACGTTCGTAACCTATAACCCATACAAGTACGAGACATTCGTAACTGTATCTTGGCACCGCCCGGTACATGCCGCCAGCACCGTGTATCTCACCAACCAACGTCAAGTGCTGGCACAACACACCAACTAACCATTCACCAACCCACCAACCAAGGACTCATCATGCAAGTTACTCTCAACCAAGCCGCTACCCTCATCGCCAACTGCGGCACTAACATCACGTTCATGCTCAAGGGCCAACCCGGCATTGGCAAGTCGTCCATCCTGCATAGCTTGGCTGCGCAGTTGCCTGACTATCACGTTGCCTACATTGACGTTACCAACCTCGATCTTGGCGATGTGGCGATGCCGGTGATTGATCGCGACATTATGGTTACTAACTATGCACCGAACGCACGCTTCGGACTGGCACGCAACCAGCACAAGCCTGTGCTGCTCATGCTTGACGAACTGACCAAGGCTACCAAGCCTATCCTCAACATGCTCCTGCCTATCATCCTTGAGCGCCGACTTGGTGACGTTGCGCTGCCCGAGGGTAGCATCGTGTTTGCTACGGGTAACCTTGAGTCTGATGGTGTGGGCGACACGCTGCCCGGCCATGCGTACAACCGTATGACTGTGCTCGACGTTGGTAACCCGGACGCTGATAGCTGGCTCAACTGGGCGATGTCTAACGACATTGCTCCCGAGGTATGCGCGTTCGCCAAGCAATACCCGCAAGTGTTCGACCGCTACGACCTGACCAGCGGCGAGAACTTCTATATCTACAACCCCTTGAGGGGTCAGACCAAGGCGGTGTGTACGCCGCGTTCGCTGGCTAAGGCTAGCTGGCTCATCAAGTCTCGTGCTGTGCTGGGCGACGCCCTTCTGCCTGCACTCGTAGGCACTATCGGAGAAGCCGCTGCCCGTGACATGGAGGCTATGGTCACGCTGGCTGACCAAGTGCCTAGCTTCGACGCCATCACCAAGGCTCCCGATACTTGCCGCCTGCCTCAAGGTGTGGGCAGTTATTTTCTGGTGGCCTTCATGCTGGCTGGTCGGGTCAAGCAGGACACGATGGACGCCGTGATGACTTACGTTTCGCGCTTCGAGTCCTTCGAGGCTAAGGCATTGTTCCTGTCCTCGGTTGCCGGTAACGCAGACAAGGTTAGGTTCGCTGTGCTCAATCGTTCGTTCACCAAGGAAGCCGCAGCCGCTGGCAAGTTCTTCTAATCAACCCGCCCCTTCGGGGGCACCAACCATTTAGGTATTCACTATGCAATTCGATGTAATCAAATTTAGGATCGGTTCGTGGGCATTGCCCGCCCTCATCAACGATGACTGGACTGGCTTGGACGATGGCGAGGAAGCCATGCTCGCTGACTGGGTGGAGTACGCCACCGACGATTACAAGGACGGCAACGAGGTTACGTGGGTGTTCGCTCACTGGGGCAATTACGACGATGCAGGCTTCGCTAAGTGTGAGGTAACTGACCTTGGCGCTCAGTGCGTAGACATCGACGCGGTGTTCACCATCACCCCCCGCAACATTTAAGTACTAACCATGAAGACCAAGACCCAACCGAAAGTGCAGCGCTACGCTGGCTGCATCATCGTCACTCGCCCCACTGGTGCCGATGTCATCGACCCGACCACTGGTGTGTGGCAGACCTTCCCGACCATGCGTAGCGCCAAGTGGTCGGCCACTATCTTCACTCGACTCGCTAGCTCCTTCGGCCACGACGTAGCTAGCCCTGACCTCATCGACTCCACCCTCAACCAAGTTAAGGAACACAACAATGTTTAATTTTCCCAAGTACAACCTGCCCAAGAAGACCGAGTACCAGCAGACCTCGATCCCCGCTGATTGGGTAGTGCGCCTCGACCAGATCAGCCAGCAATTGATGGAGCTTAGCTATCAGAACACCGACCTCAAGCGTACGCTGGTGCGCCTTGAGACAAAGGTAAGCCGCTTGGGTATCGCCCTCGGCCATGCAGATGCAGTATCCCGTGGTAAGGACTAATCATGAACATCCGGCACCTACAAGTGCGGGACATGGAGCCCGGCGAGTTCTTCATCCTCGGGCGCGAGGTCATGCACCCGCGCTTACTTCAACTGATCGACCACGACCGGGGCGAATACTCCCGCTCATCCCTGTGCTTGGATGTAAAGGCTAAGCAATACATCTCACTCGACAAACACGCATACACCATACGGAGTAAACCATGAACTCACTCGACCGAATCAAACGCGCTCACATTGCAATCATGCGTCACGCCAAGTTCTGCGCCTTCTCTGGCGTGGTTGCTTGCGGCAAGGTAGAGGTTGACCCCAACCTGCCCACTGCCTGCACTAACGGTTACGACGTAACCTATGGTGACAAGTTCGTCCAGTCGCTGACTGACCCGGAGCTTCGCTTCGTTGTCCTGCACGAGTCTGTGCATAAGAGCTATCGCCACCTGACTGTGTGGAAGCAACTGTGGGAGCAAGACAAGCAGCGCACCAACATCGCGGCTGACCACTTCGTTAACCTTGCCCTGTCCGACATGGACGGCGGCGAGGGGTTCATCGTCATGCCCAAGATCGGCATTCAACCCAACCCCGAGTATCGTGGCTTGTCGGTGCGTCAAATCTTCGACAAGCTGGAGGATGAGCAGGATGACCCGCCGCCCAACAGCGGGCTTGATGAGCATGACTTCGACGGCGCAAGCCAGCCCTCTCCTGCTGAGCAAGAAGCACAAGCCGAAGAGATTCAACGTGCGCTGCGCCAAGGCGAGTCGGTCGCTCGCGCTCGCGGCAAGGGTAAAGGTAGCGGTAGCTTGATGGCCGATATATTGCGCCCCAAGGTTGACTGGCGGCAGCAGTTGCGCGAGTTCGTGCAGGAGACATGTGCAGGCAAGGATGAGTCAACGTGGAGCAAACCTAACCGCCGCTTCGTTGGCGAGGATGTGTACATGCCCTCGATGATTAGCGAGAAGATGGGCGAGCTTGTCGTCGTGCTGGACACCAGCGGCTCTTGCTTCACGGGTTCGGTCATCAGCGCGTTCGCGAGCGAGTTGGCTGCAATCGTCAGTCAGGTTCGCCCCGACAAGGTTCGTGTGCTGTACGTTGACGACCATCTGCATGGCGAGCAAGTGTTCGATGACGGGCAGTTCGCCATCACGCAACTCAAAGTGCAGGGCGGCGGCGGTACCGACTTGACTATCGGTTTCGATCATGTATATACTAAAGGCTACAAACCTCAAGCCATCGTCGTATTCACTGATCTGTACACGCCCTTCCCCAAGTCCATCCCATGCCCAACGCTGTGGTGTTCAACTACTAACCTGACTGCTCCAATAGGTCAGACCATCCATATCAACCTGTAACCCACTCGCCCCTTCGGGGGCTAACCAATCACGTATTTATCATGGACATTCACGCATTAAAAGCTACAGGCAAAAGCCGATTCGACGCCGAGTACTCCAAGTGGAGTGCTAACCAATGTACCGGCTACGAGTGGTGGGACTCCATCGATGACTGGTTCAAAGAAGACATGAAGCCCTTTGGGCTGGACGTTCGGGAGATTTACTTTTCCGTTGCCTACTGCCAAGGCGATTACGCGAGCTTTGATGCGTACCTAGACTTCGCTAAGTGGCTTGAGGCGGCAGGCTATGCCGAGCAGTACCCGGCACTAGTTGTCGGGTGCAGGGACTACGATCTTATCGTAAAAGTTAACGACCGACGCAACCGCCCTCGGGTGGATTGGGACTACTACTATCAGGTTGGTAGTAACACAGACCCCTCTGGCGTGTTTGAGATGTTGGATCAAGATGCGTGGACTGAGCTTATCGACTCGCAGTTCGACGCCGAGGACTGGGAGCAATTGATAAACGATTGGCTGGAGTCCAAAGCCAAGGAACTATACAAGGCACTACAGGAGGAATACGAATACCTGACAAGCGAAGAACAGTTCATCGAACACTGCGAAGCCAACGACATCGAATTCACCACCGAGGAAAACTAATCATGTACTTCAAACTCAACATCGCAGGCAAAGAAGTCCTGCTCAACAACGAGCAGCTTAAGACCATCATCGACACGCTGCACGGCTGCGACTCGTTTACTAGCGAGTATGTAGGCAATAACCGTGGCGACAACAACGGAAACTACCTCAAGTGCGTACGCACGCTGGACCTCAGCGAGATAGCTACAAACCCCTTGCCGTCTGACTACGTAGAAACAATCCGTCTGCGCACCAAACTCGCAGACGAAAAGAAGTAACCCAACCACCAACCATCAAAGGAAAGACCATGAACACTTCTATCGACACCACCGCAGGCATCTCTCGTGCAGCTATGCTGGTCACGCTTAACATCAACATGTACACGGGTCGCAAGCAAGACAAGCGTGCCCAAGCTGAGGTTGTTGCATCGCACAATGCCGCCTCTGCGCGTGCTGCCTCGGTCTACAAGTCCCTGTTCACCGACTGCAAGGAGTTGGAGGACATCACGAAGTTCCAAGCTCGTGCTCGTGCCCGGCACTACGCAATGACCCTGCCGTGGTCTGACTCTGGCCCGCGTCTGCTGCCCACCAAGGCGTTTATAGAGTACACGCAGGAGATGGACAAGCACCGCCAGCAGTTTGACTTCCTCGTTGATGCCTTCCTCAACAAGTACGACACGCTCGTGGCTGCTGCGGCGTTCAAGCTGGGCACGCTGTTCGACCGTGACGAGTATCCCCTGCGCGAGTCCATTGCCAAGAAGTTCAACTTCGCGCTGGACTACATGCCGCTGCCCACTGCGGGTGACTTCCGTCTGGACATCGAGAGCGAGGTGCAGAAGCAACTGATCGAACAGTATGAAAAGCGCATGGCCGCACAGGTTAACCAAGCACAGCAAGACGCATGGTCCCGACTGTACGAAGTGCTGACTCAACTCAAGGACAGGCTTACGCTTAACGAGGACGGCACCCGCAAGATTTTCCGTGACACGACCGTCACCAATGCGGTCGAACTGTGCGAGGCGCTGACCCGCCTCAACGTGACCGGCGACCCTGCGCTGGAGGCTGCGCGTCAGAAGCTTGAGGAAGCCATGCTGGGCGTCGAGCCCAAGGAGCTGCGAAAGGAGGAAGGCGAACGTCTTATCGTGCTGAGTAAGGTCTCAAGCATCTTGGATGCGTTCGACTTTGGTGACATGGAGGGATGAATACATACCACGAATATCGCGACAGAGTATCCGTGCTTGCGCGAATCCATAGGCTTGATACCTTAGCTCCCGGTGAGAAGGATTTAATGCACCGTCTGGAACTAGAGGCAATGCGTATGGTTTCTCAAAACACGGATATAACCTGTCGATACTACGAAACACCGACTGGCTGGCGGCTAGACTGCATGGACGGGGGCCGCCGCGCCCCTTTGCAGGGTGAACCCGGCGAACAACCGGAGTGGCTGCAAGTCATACTTGACGTAGCCCGTATCGGAGGCCATGCTGCCACATGGCCCGGTGCAAACAAGGAGCCCACCATAACGGTGTGGTTCCGCATCGACCGCAACAACCAACTGACGGAGTTTATAGAGTGGCTTCAAAGATGACTATGGAGAAATGCCTTGACGACTGGCGCGAGTCGGTCGATGAACGCATAGATAACCTCTGTGCGGTGTATCAAAGCAAGGGACTGCGCCGAGTCATCTCGGCTCTGTTGTCGGTGGACAGTACATCTATGTTGCTGTTCAAACTGCTGGCCGATAGGGTAGATGAATCTGACCCACACGACGAACGCCTGATGGAAGAGTTGACCTATATGGTTAAGAACTCTCTGTCATGCGTGGCATCGCAAGTCGTGATGCTGCTGGACGTACGGGACGATGTGCGCCCGCAACTCATGGAAGATATCGTGCAGATCATAAAGACACGATACGAACTCGAAGACAAACTCAATGCAATCAACAAGGGGAAGAGCAATGAAGCTTAAGAGCATTAACCCGTGGCGCAAGCCCACCTACGAACAGAAAGTCCAGCTTGATCTGGAAGCCGCGAAGCTGTCGCTGCTGGAGGCACGCAAGCGCCTCGACTGGGAGCACTGCATCGTTGAGTACTACGCACGTATGGTTGAACGACTGGAGAAGACGCAATGAAGAACCCTATCAAGTACGACACCGGCTGGCGAAGGCTGGATAACATTCTTGCCGCTATTGCCTTTGGCTCCGTCACTCTGCTGTTCGCAGTCGGTGCCGGTATGCTGTCTTTCTTCCTCTGGGCGCACTGGCAAATCTTCAAGTGACCTACGACGAGTTACTGAAGCTGGCTCGGGAGGCTGGCTTCCCTGACTGGTGGCTGACCAGTACCGACAAACGCAGCGAGGCCATGCTGCTGCGCCTGAAACGATTTGCTGAACTTGTGAGGGAGAAGACATGAACATCTACGCACTCGGTTGGCCCACCAACCCCTTTAAGCAACTGACCCCGCAGGCTATGGCCGCACTGCTGCGCCGCATCAACGCCGCGCAACCTAAACCTGTACTGGAGGACGCGCCGTGGTAACTACTGACCGCGAACTGCTGAAGCTGGCAGCGAAGGCTGCAGGTATAGGTGATGTCGATATTACCGGTCGCCCCTGCGTTATTGACGTCAAATACAGCGGGGTGCATTTGAAAGCTTGGAACCCGCTTACCGATGACGGCGACGCGCTGCGCTTGGCGGTGAAGTTGAACCTACTGATTCAAATCCGACCGCGCGTAACTTTCGTAACAGACAATGAAGGCAACCAACTGGATTTCAGGCAGCACAAGGATGACCCCTATGCCGCCACCCGACGAGCCATCGTCCGCGCCGCTGCTGAGATTGGAAGGAGTATGACATGAATGAACAGCCCAACGCCCTGCGACTGGCAGACCTAATCGACCAGAACCTTGCCGGTGCAGGTGATGCCGAGATAGCAGCCGAACTGCGCCGACTGCACGCCGAGTTGATCGAAACCCAAGCGCAGCGTAGTGCCGCATTCCGAACCATCGAGCAACTGCAGGATGAAAACACCGTACTGTTGAAGGCGCTGAAGCTGTTCCGTAGGTATGAAACCGAAGCGATTATAGGAAACGATATCGAAGCTATGCTGGCCTACGCAGAACTACAAACCGCAGCGCGCGACGCCATCGCCAAAGCAGAAGGAACCAACAATGACTGACAAGGTACTGATCGACCGCTCCGTGCTGGAGCAGGCGCTGGCGGCAATCAACGGATTGCTTACATTCAACACCACGCCGGACGAATACGCAGAAGGTAGGAAAGCTAAGGAGGCCATTCGCGCAGCACTGGAGCAGGAGCCCGCGCCGAATTGCGCTACGCACAGACAGCCTAAGCAAGGCGCGTTTTACAAGCGCGTGGATGGCAAGTGGTACGTCTGGTCGCGTATGGAGAATGGCCAGCCGCACAGGTGGTACATATCACCCGGAACAACAGAGAGTTGCTTGGAGCCGATTAACGCCGCCGCACCGCAGCCACGCCTCCATCCGCTGACAACTACGCAGATCACAGAGCTAGAGAACCAGCATTCATCTCCTGAATCCGTTGATGACTTTTACCTGGACGCCATAGGGTTCGCCCGCGCCATCGAGCGTGCCCACGGGATCGGGGGGTGAGGAATGATGACTGCAGAAACCATCGTCCTGATTGCAGTGCCAGTGGTCGGCATCGCCTCAATAGCGGCAGTCGGCATAGCCCGCATGTACTTCGACCACAAGGAAGCGATCAGGAGGCTTGAACTGGAAAAGGAGCAGAAGAAATGAACCAACACGACATCATCCGCATGGCGCGTGTGGCTTGTGAAGGGCTGTCGGACAAGCAGGCAGTAAACAAAGACTTGTGGTACTGGCCTATGGAATACCAAGACAAGCCGGCGTATCGAGAAGCCCTCGAACGCTTCGCTGGCCTAGTAGCCGCTGCCGAGCGTGAGGCTTGCGCCGAGATTGTTGAGGCTGAAGCCCTGACCTACTCCGAACCAACATGGGCGTTTCGAATTGTTGATCGCATCCGAGCAAGGGGGAAAGCATGAGCAACACAACCACGACCGGAAACATCTTAATGGACAGCTACTTAGACATGGTGGCGAAGAAAGCTAACGCGACTGCCGCAGAGCGTCCTGCGTGCAGCATGACCCGCGACGAAATTATTAGCCTGGCGCGTAAGGCAGGTGGGATGGATGGCTGGGGAGTTGGCCGCCGCATATCCGACCCAGAGCTTCGCGCAGACAACTTTGTTTTCGACCTAGAAGACTTGGAACGCTTCGCCGCCCTGGTTGACGCTGCCGAGCGCCAAGCCTGCGCAGCGCACTACGCTGACATCATGCGTAAGGCAGTCGAGGAAGAACGTGAAGCTTGCGCTAAGGTATCTGAGACGTTGGGAGTTCACCCGGCACTCAACATCTACGGTGGTGGACCTGAGTGGTACAAGCACGGGCAAGACATCGCTACTGCTATACGAGCAAGAGGTACCAAATGAACAGAGATGACATAGCCGCACTGGCTCAGGAGGCGGGCTTCTCAATCAACGATGGCATCGTAATCGGCGGGGTGTCAGACCTTGAACGATTCACTGAACTGGTAGCCGCTTCCGAGCGCGAGGCGTGCGCAAGAGCCGTTGGCGAGGTTTACAACCAGCACGATGGAGTGGATATGAAAGAAATCCGATACGGTATTGCCGTAAGCTCCGCAGCCATAAGGACTAGAGGCAAATCATGACTTGGGTGCTGATGCTGCATTTCTACACGGCTACGGGCGGCATAGCCGCTTCCGCTATGCCCATGCCGAGCTACGAGACTTGTGTCCAAGTGGGGGAGATGTACGCATCAAGACTCAAGAACTTCGCACGCTTTGAATGTATCAACGTGGAGAACAGCAACCGTGGCTGATGCGCTACTAATCTGCATAGTTATCTCGGGCACCGTCGCCGCCATCTGGTGCATGTGGGAAGACTATAAGGAACAACGACGTAACCGAAGGAGAAGTAAACGTGGCCGATATTAGTATGTGTCAAGACAAGCAATGCCCTAGTGGTGACGACTGTTACCGCTTCACGGCGGACCCCAACCCGCATTGGCAGAGCTACTTCATGATTAGCCCCCGTAGTGCAAATGCCCGTTCGTGTGAGTTCTACATACCCGCTGAGGTTCCTGATGACAAACCAATCGGTGACGATGGAGCAGCTAGCTAGGCTGTACGCGGCGCGTAATGAGGCAAACAAGAGGATGTCCCAAGCCATGCGCAGTAAGGACGAGAACATCATCCGTCTAGCCAAGGAAGATGCAACACGCTGGAACTACGCATACGACGATGCCCGCAAGGCGTACAAGCGCCAGCAGAAAGCCAAGCGCAAGGCAGACCTGCGCACCACTATGATTAAGTGGTATCTTGACCGAGCGGAGGTTGAGGCTGATGAAGCGACCGAGGAAACCGAAGCTGCGCCTGCACGATCTGAGGCAAGCTGAACCCATAACCTGCCTACACTGTGGGCAGGCTAAACCCGCACTTGGCGCTGCCAAGTTCCATGCGTTCGACGTATGCGCTGAGTGCGTTCACAAACTACAAACCAAAGCATCACATGAATCGTGATTCCGAAATCGCAGAAGGCTTGGTTGCCGAGCTACTGCAAGTGCTGGAGAAATACGACGGCACTATGCTCAACGTAACCATGCTGGGCTGCATCGATGTGGTCAAAGCCATGATCCTACAAGAGTCGGTCGATAACTGGGAGGATGACGAAGATGTCGAGTAGCACTAAGTTAGTCTGGGTGACGCCAGATGCGGACAAGGTAATGGGTTACGTAGCCCGTGTCAGCAACCCGGTCAACCAAGAAAACCCCGACGTAGCCAAGCTGCTGCGGTACTGCGCTGACAACGCGCACTGGTCGGTCTTCGAGCACGCTCACGCATGTCTGGAAATTAACACCACACGCGACATTGCCCGCCAGATGCTCAGGCATCGTAGCTTCTCCTTCAGTGAGTTCAGCCAGCGGTATCAAGACGCCAGCCAACTAGGCGACTGGGTTCTGCGCGAGTGTCGCCTGCAGGATACGAAAAATCGGCAGAACAGTCTCGATTGCGATGATGAGGGCCTATCAGTAGTTTGGGAACAGGTGCAAGATAGTGTGGCCGCGTACACGAGGCAGCGCTACGAGTGGGCACTTATGAACGGCATCGCCAAAGAACAAGCCCGCGCCCTGCTGCCCGAGGGTCTGACGCCAAGCCGCCTCTACATGACGGGCTCGATGCGCAGTTGGATTACCTACTGCCAAGTTCGTTTGGATGCCAGCACCCAGAAGGAACACCGGGAGATTGCTGAGCGAGTCCTCGACATCCTGCGCATCGTAGCTCCGGTCACTACAGCGGCGTTTTTCTCCGGTTAATCTGGGGTACACTTAACCCACATGGCCGCTGCCTCTGCTACCAAGCACCGCAGCGGTTCTTTCTATCTTTTCTATGCTTTCTATGTATGACTAACGAACCTAAAGACTGGGAACTCGTACGCACTAAGATCATGCAGCGGCACAGCCTTGATGGCGACTGCTGGGAATGGAAGAGCTTCTTCACGCACGGTCGCCCGGTGCTTCACTTCCAATCCACCACGGGCAAGCACACCTGTGCGCCGACTCGTATGCTGGTGGCGATCCTGTGGGGCAAGCATGTAGCCCCTAACCACAAATGCGTACCCGTGTGTGGTAACTCTAAGTGCGTCAACCCTGACCACATCCGTGTGATTCCTCTGCGTGAGCATCTGCGCCGCGCATCTAAAGTTGCCCATAGCGAAGGTAACGAAATCCTACGTGCTGCCAAGATCGCAGAGGTGCGCCGAGCTAAGCACGCCAAGCTGACTTGGGATCAGGTAAACGCTATCCGCGAGAGTGACCAACCCTACCGTACGCTTTCTGCTGAGTACGGCGTTTCTATGGCCCTGATCGGGCGCATCAAGCGCAACGAGGCTTGGGTACAGCACATCGCTAAGGCTAATCCGTTCGCAGCACTGATGAGGTAAACATGGCAGCAAACAAGAAACCACGCAAGAAGTATCGCCCCAAGGGTCAGTGGGCCAGCCCTATGGAGTACGTCAAAGAGAACCTTAGCATTCTCTCTGAGTGGGACCCGGATTACGTTCGCGAGATACGTCTCAAAGACCATAGCGCTATGGTTGCAGTGCAACAAGGTACTGCTACACGCAAGGATATGGACTTCATCTCGGCAACCTATAACGTAGTGTTCGCTCTTTGGAAAATCTTGGAGCTTCCTGACGAGGCTAAGGGTGAGATGGCGCGTACCTTGTATATGGCTAACCATGCATTCACTCAAGCCTGCGCCCGAGCCAATGAAATCAAGCGCGTAGTGTGCAACGCGGAAGAACTGCGAGCATTCAACGACCTCATCGCCCTTAACGATAACCTGCTGGATGTCGTGACGGTCAAGCAGTGGGGCGATGCCCTGCTGTGGGCAAAGAACCACGCCTACAAAACCAAGGCAAACAAAGAAGGAGTTCCTGCATGAAGTTTCGCAAGAAACCTGTAGTCGTGGAGGCTACGCAGTGGTTCAAGGATGGCGACCATCCAGCGGTGCGACCCTCGCGGTTCACCCAAGTAACCAAGCGCTTAGGGGTGATCGACACCTTAGAAGGTGAAATGGTCGTAACCCCCGGCGACTGGATCATCACCGGCATCAAGGGCGAGCACTATCCGTGCAAGCCCGATATTTTCGCAGCAACATATGAGGTAGCAGCATGACCGTGAGCAAGATCGTAGAGTGGCACCGCCGTGCCCGCCCTACTCCGGATGCGCAAGCATTCAATGTTCAGTTGGGTTGCCATCTGGAGGAGATTGTCGAGATGCTGGACACGCTGGTTTTCAAAGACCTCTCGGGGCAGTGGTACCAGCAACCGATTGCAGGTAGGGAGATGAGCGTTCGCGCCAAGCTGCACCGACTGGCTACGGAACTGAAGTCGGGCAACGTGGTGGGCTACATCGAAGACCGTGAAGGCTTCCTCGACTCGCTGGCTGACCAAGTGGTTACTGTGCTTGGTGCCGGTCACTGCGCAGGCATGGACGTTGAGGAAGCCGTCAAGCGAGTGGACGATTCCAACTGGACTAAGTACGTTGGCGGTCGCCCGCAGTTCGATGAGAACGGCAAGATAAAAAAAGGCCCGGACTACAAGGCACCCGATCTGAAAGGCTTGTTCTGATGAGCTACACCCCACCCGACCGGGCACCCATGTGGAACATCAACTCACCGCAGCCCGACCTGAACGAGCAGAAGAAGTTACCCACTAAGTCTGATGGCAGCACTGCCAGCTACTACGAAATCCCTCTGGGTTCTACGCAGTTGCAAGACCTGATTAGCTACCGGAATCTCAACGCGCAAATGGGAGAAATATTCCGTGCGTGTTACCGCTACGGGCATGTCGAGCATAGCCCCAAGATTCGCGACATTAAGAAGATCATCTTCTACGCGCAAGCTGAACTAGCCCGCCTTGAGAAGTACGGAGAGTAAACATGCCTAAGCTAACGGAACCCGCCTATTCAAACCATCACAGGCCCAATCGAAAACCTCTGCGTAGCCTTAAAGAGTTGGCAGAGAGTTTTGGAGTATCGAGTACGCGGCTAGCTGGGTTGCTTGGGGCGCATAACGGCCCTAAGCATAAGTTGCAGAACAAGAGCCCAAGGGTTACGTGGTTCGACCCAGATGAAGTCCGAGCATGGTGGAAGTCTTTACCTGACGAGGTACGCAGTGGCAGCAACTCCGGAAGCCAAGGTTAAGGCCCGCATACATGCCGCCCTCAAAGCGGCAGGTGCGTATGCTGTGAACTACATCGGTGGGCAGTACGCCAAGAACGGCACCCCCGACATTCTGGCCTGCCTAGAAGGCAGGTTCATCGGTATCGAAGCCAAGGCGGGGCACAACAAGCCCACTGCCCTACAGATCAAGGCATTGCGGGAAATCGATGAGGCGGGTGGGTTGGCGCTGGTTATCAACGAAGGTAACCTAGACTTCTTGAAGGAGTACCTGAAAGATGTCCACAACGCCCGATCCAATTACAGCCTTTTTGCAAGCCCACAAGAAGACCTTGAGCAAAGCTGAAGAAGCCAAGCTAAAGGACCGCATACGCCATCGCAAGGCGTATGCGAAACGTACAACAGACGCAAAGTGGAGAGAAGACGATGCCAAGAATAGTAGTATGTGATATCGAAACTTTTTATGACAAGCAGTACAGCCTGAGCAAGATGACTACCGAAAGTTATTGCCGTGACGAACGCTTTCAGATCATCGGTGCAGCCTTCAAGTGGGACGATGCGCCGACCGAGTGGGTCGCTGGCCCCGAGGCAGTGGCTGAGTACGTGCGTAGTGTGGACTGGATCGACACGGTCATCGTGTGTCAGAACACAGCCTTTGACGGTTTTATCCTTGCCAGCTATTTCGGGGTAAAGCCTCTTGCATGGCTGGACATCATGGGTATGAGCCGCGCCCTGTTTCCGCACGAGAAGTCGCATAGCCTCTCTGCCCAAGCAACGCGCACTGTTATAGGTGCCAAGGGTGATGAGGTGCTGAACGCATTAGGTAAGCGCTACGAGGACTTCACGCCGGAGCAGTTATCCAAGTACGGCGAGTACTGCATCAACGACGTAGAACTAACCCACCAGCTTTTCCACCTCTACATGGCGATGGGCTTTCCTAAGAAAGAATTGAAGCTGATTGACCTAACTTTGAGGATGTTCATCGACCCGGTGCTGGTGCTGGACCGCGACATGTTGGTCGGGCATTTGCTCAAGGTACGGTCACGCAAGCAGGAACTCATGGAGCGCGTGCGCGATAACCTGCTGGCAAACGCTGACCCGGATACGCGCCAGACTGTGTTCGACGCAGGGCTGGAAGGCGTTCGCACGCTGCTTATGTCCAACCCCAAGTTTGCCGAAGCTCTGCGTGGTTTGGGCGTGGAACCACCCACAAAGATCAGTCCGACCACGGGGAAAGAAACCTTCGCGTTTTCCAAGACCGACGAGGCATTCAAGGCGCTGGAGGAACACCCGAACGAGGATGTGCAGGCACTGGTCGCTGCGCGTCTGGGCACCAAGTCCACCATCGAAGAGACCCGAACGGAGACTCTGATGGACTACGCATCACGTGGTTTGTTCCCTGTGGCTCTCCGTTACTACGGGGCTCACACG